GAAAAAACGTGGACAGGCTGGTCTAAATACCTTGACTTCAGGAATGAATCATGATGTCAATCGTCTTTGATGTGCCCCTTGAACCAAGGGGTAAAGGTAGGCCCAGGTTTTCCCGACATGGAAAGTTCACCAAGGTTTACACCGATCAGCAGACACTTGATTACGAAACCGCAATTCAACTCTATGCTGGCAAGGCAATGGGGTCACAGAAACCACTAGAAACGCCTGTGAGCGTTTATTTGTACATCAGGGTATCAATTCCTCAGTCGTACTCGAAAAGTCGTAAAACAGCGTGTTTAGATGGTTCTGAACGACCAGCAAAGAAACCCGACATTGACAACGTAGCAAAAGCATTTTTGGATGCAATGAATGGCACGGTTTACCTTGACGATACACAAGTGGTTGAACTGAACATCAAAAAAGTCTATTCAGCGGTGGCTGGTGTAGATGTAGCAATCATGGAGTCAAAATGAGACCAGAACAAGCGGCACAAACGATACGAGACAAAGCCCCAGCTTTTGGGGAAGCCAAAGCGCAAAGGGTTTACCTTGAAGAATTCAGGAAATCCAAAAAAGCCTTGTTAATGAAAGATGCCTTAACATTGGGCATTGAAGCGGCAAACGCACAGGAGCGTGAAGCATATGCACATCCAAGTTATCAACAACTTATTCGTGGGCTGGCTGAAGCAATTGAAAAAGAAGAAACCTTGAAATGGGAAATTGAAGCGGCACGACTAGACATCGAGATTTGGCGATCACGGGAAGCAACCAACAGGAATCAGGATAGGGCACATCAATGAAGTGTCCGGTTTGCGGTACATGGACAATCGTCAAAGAGACCAGAGTATCAACAGGAAACACACGCAGACGGAGACTGGAATGCGCCAATATGCACAGATTTTCTACACTGGAGACTATCGTTGATCGAAAAACATCAATACGTCAGAAGCAAAAAACTCCTAAAAATGGTGGCAAGTCTTGACTGCCAATCCTGCGGAAGTGGTGAAATGGTCCAAGCGGCACACACAAACTGGGGCGGCGGTAAGGGCAGGGGCATAAAAGCTGACGATAACCTTACGGCGGCTTTGTGTCTGAAGTGCCATTACGAGATTGACCAAGGCAAAACATTGAGCAAAGAAGAACGACAAAAAATGTGGGCTGACGCACATAAAGCCACAGTCAAAGCATTGGCAAATGATTGGCCTGTAAACGTACCTAAACCAACGGAGATAGCATGAACCCAGCAGATAAAGTGGAAAAATGGTCGATTGATAAATTAATTCCGTATGCCAGAAATAGCAGAACGCACAGCGATGAGCAGATTAGTCAAATTGCGGCATCAATCAAAGAGTGGGGCTGGACTACACCCATATTGGTAGACGAAAACGGTGGAATTATTGCTGGTCATGGCAGGACATTGGCGGCACAAAGGTTGAAGATGACTGAAGTGCCAGTCGTAATTGCCAAAGGATGGTCAGATACAAAAAAACGCGCCTACATCATTGCTGATAACAAATTGGCATTGAATGCCGACTGGGACAATGAGATGTTGGCCCTTGAACTTGGTGAACTTGGAGACCTGGGGTTTGATCTTGATCTAACTGGATTTGCGGCTGATGAGATTGCAGAAATACTTTCGCCAGAAGAAGATGAGGACGATAGCAAGTACAGCAAAAAGATTGATGCCCCTGTTTATGAACCCTCAGGTGATTGCCCACCAATTTTAGAACTTTACGATAGAAGCAAATACGAAGAACTTACGGCAAAAATTTACCAAGACGATAGCATTGACTCAGAAATAAAAGAATTTTTGCTTGCGGCGGCGGCAAGGCACATACGTTTTGACTTTGAACAGATTGCAGAATTTTATGCACACGCACCACCAGACTTGCAACAACTGATGGAAGATAGTGCTTTGGTGATTGTGGACTTTGACAAGGCAATTGCTGGTGGATATGTAAAACTTTCCCAAGTCATTGGCGACATTTACACCAGTGAAAAAGGTGCGGAACAATGACAGATCGCAACTTTGCTGTATTCATCTTGACCCATGGTAGAGCTGATTCAGTTTACACATTCAAAACATTGAGACAGCAAGGGTACACAGGCAAGATTTACCTGCTTTGCGATAACGAAGATAAACAAATCACCAAATACAAAAATCTATACGGAACAGACACGGTCATTGTTTTCAATAAACAGGATGCAATGGACATTACTGATAGCGGTGATAACTTTAAAAAGCGCAACAGTGTAGTTTTTGCACGAAACTGGAATTTTAAAGTGGCAAGTGATCTAGGTTTGACCCATTTCTGGCAATTGGATGATGATTACACACGTTTTGATTATTCACTTAATGCTGAAATGCAATACACAACATCCAACAATAAGATTGGCAAGTTGGATGATCTGCTTGATGCGATGATGGATTTCATGGATACAACACCATTCCATTCCATTGCATTTGCACAAGGTGGGGACTTCATTGGTGGACAAGAATGCACGTTATTAAAAAGAATGCGGAACGATGAAATTTATCGCAAAGTAATGAATTCGTTTTTGTTTAGAGTTGATCGACCAGTGCATTTTATGGGACGAATGAATGATGATGTGAATATGTATGTCGAACATGGTAGGCGTGGAGTCCTTTTAATGACCACACCACAATTACGACTGCAACAAAAAGTTACCCAGCAAGATGATGGCGGTATGACTGAGGCATATCTTGATTTTGGTACATACGTTAAATCGTTCTACTCTGTTATGTATGCACCATCATGCGTTAAGATAAGTGAACTAGGTACTACTGATAGACGGATACATCATCAAATTGTGTGGAAACATGCAGTGCCAAAAATAATTGACGAAGTACATCGTAAACCAAGAGTTTTATCACGTATTACAAGCACTGTGCAATCTAAGTAAGTACTAACAAAGACATAAATGGCAAAAACCCACGAATTCCATAACCAGCATTTGCTTTCTGCTTGTCCGCCAGAGGTGGATGTAACTGAGTGGAACGAGTTTAGAAACATGATGGCTGGTGCTTCTGATTTGAAAGAATACAGCCACCCTTTACAAATTGATGTTGAACTAAATGCTGGTTGCAATATGGCGTGCCCATTTTGTGTTCACGGATACCAAAAGATTGCAGACAATAGACTGGACCGTAAAAAGTTTGAAAAGGTTTTGCGGGAAGCTGTCAGCATTGGGGTGAAGTCGGTCAAATTTAACTACATCAATGAACCGATGTTACGAAAAGACCTTGAAGAAATCATCCGCTGGACACGAGATCAAGGCATCATAAACATCTACATGGTGACAAATGGGACGTTGTTAACACCCAAGCGTAGACAATCACTCATGCAATCTGGCTTGACAAAGTTGTTTGTTTCGTTAGATGCTGTAACCGAGGAAACCTATAACAAGCAACGATTGTCTGGTCAATTCAACAAAGTGGTGGCAAATGTTTTGGCTTTTATCAAAGAGCGTAATGAGTCAGGACAGCAATTCCCACTTGTTCGTGTGAGTTTTTTAAAGAATCAGATCAATAAGCATGAGGAAAATCAATTCCGTGAGTTTTGGCAAAACAAGGCAGATTTGATTGCATTCCAAAAGATGAACGAAATACCAGATCAAAAGACAAGTCTCACTATTGCTGATGTGGAAATGCCAACCAAAGGATGTGATCTGCCTTTTAAGCAACTTGTGATTGATGATGATGGAGAGATATTGCCATGCTGTAAATTGGCTGGGAAGAAACTACCAATAGGCAACATTAATACGATGACATTACAACAGGCATGGGATTCTACTAAGATGAAATACTTGCGAAAAATCCACAGTACTGATGAATGGCATAATCACGCCATATGTCGTAACTGCATGTGCAACGACTAAACAACGCAGTAAATCAACCTTTCGCGGAGGTTACTTATGAAAAAAATCACTGAAAATTCCACCCAACTGCCTAAAAAAGAGGCAGATAGGCCAAAACAGAACGGTGGGGCACGAGAAGGTAGTGGTAGAAAACCCTTTGTACCTACTGATGCCGAGCGCAGACAAGTTGAGGCAATGTCGGGTTATGGTGTGCCCTTTGAGCAAATAGCCGCTTTGACCCGTGATGGTATTGACATTGACACACTCAGAAAATACTTTAAATCTGAACTGGTCAACGGCAAAGCCAAAGCAAATGCACAAGTTGGCAAAGGAATTTTCCAAAAAGCGATGGCTGGTGATACAACAGCACAAATTTGGTGGTCAAAATCTCAAATGGGCTGGAGAGAAACCCAACGCCATGAACTGACTGGGGCAGATGGTCAGCCACTTGAATTCGCCAAGATCGAACGTGTTGTTGTAAAGCATGGGTAAAACCCTGCAAATTCAAACCCCTGAATGGGCTTTGCCTTTACTTGAATCCAGTCGCTACAAAGGTGCATGGGGTGGTCGCGGGTCAGGCAAGTCGCATCTCTTTGCTGAGATGATGATTGAGGCTCACATCATGGACCAGAAGCATCGTAGTGTTTGTGTCCGTGAGATACAAAAGTCTTTGAATCAATCCGTCAAGCGTCTGTTGGAGACTAAGATTGAGGGCATGAATGCGGGGGCGTACTTTGAAGTACAGGATTCAGTTATCAAGTCCAAAAAGGGCGATGGGGCGATTATTTTTCAAGGTATGCAGAACCATACCGCCGACTCCATAAAGTCGCTGGAAG